AATATAACAGACGTTATAACGTCACTACGCGAAGCTAAACCAGAGGCGCAATTCCTGATCGCAGGGGATAACGATCCTGCAGGTATAAAGGCGGCAGAGCGTGCATTTGCAGAGCATGGCGTGGAAAGCATATTCCCAAAATCCGAGGGCTTAGACTGGAACGACGTGTGGATTGCCAGAGGGCCAGAACACGTCAAAAAGGAATTGCAGCCGCAATCTATCCTAGATCAAGTATCATTCCCCGATGACGTAATCGTCTCAACGGCGGCAAATTATATCGTTAAAAACTGGTTGAGCGAAGACAGTATGTCAATCATTTACGGCGCGTCAAACGTGGGTAAGACGTTTTTCGTGCAAGATTTATGCTATCACATCGCCGCAAATAAACCTTGGAATGGAAACAAAGTGCGCGGTGGCTCTGTCTTATATCTGCAAACCGAAGGCGGTCTATCATGGCAAGCGCGGATCGCGGCATTGAAGCAAAAATATCCAGATTACAAAGACGTTAAATTCGCAATCAGGGCCGCGCCCATCAACATGTTTAATTCAGAAGAAGACATGAACACAATTCGAGCATTAATCGCGGAAATATCCAAGAAACACGGAAAGGTCAGGGTGTTGGTGGTGGACACAATTAGCAGAGCAACGCAAGGTCAACTTAACGAATCGGACAACAGCGAAATGGCGCAATTCGTGGCTAATATCGATAAATTGCGGCAAGAGACAGGTGTGCATGTGATCATGGTTGCGCATAGCGGCAAAGACCAATCTCGCGGGGTGCGTGGCGCGTCAAGCTTAAAGGCGGCGGCAGATACAGAAATCGAATTGACGCATGACCAAGATAACGGCGTTCGCACGGCGTTGACAACAAAGCAGCGTGACATGGAAACTGGGCGCACGTTTAACTTTATCCTAGAAGCGCAGAACATGGGCGAAGATGAAGACGGTGACCCAATCACGACATGTACTGTCCGCGCGGCAACTGATGATGAAATGCATGAGGCGAAAAAGGCGCAAGTCAAGAGCGGCAATCAAACGACGTTCAAGGAAGTGTTTTACCAATTGCGCGGCGAAGGCGTAGGTGGGCCAAACCCTGCAGGGGCAGGATGGCCTGAGCCAAGAAAATTCTGGTGCATTGATGAGGAAGCTATAAAAGATCACTTTAAGGGTCGGCTTGTGGGCGCGACTAATCCAACGCAGACTTACAAACAGACTGCGAATGCATTGCTTAAAAATGGGATAATAGCTATTAATGAGGGCAAAATATGGTTCACCGATAAGAATGGGCGCGTGTCTGATCTGTTTGACTAGGGCTAATATGGAAAATATAATGAAATCAATACGCTGTGAAAAAAATATTAGTAAATATTAGTGTAATATTAGTTCACAGCTATAAACTAATAATATTAATATTTCCCTATAGGGAATATTAATTATTAGCTGAGGAATATTAGTCGGGATATGATTGAGGTTTTAACATCTGCTGAGCAAAGGTTTGCCGCCAAGGAACAAGCCGCGCAAATGAATTATGCGGGGTCTATGATGCGCGGGGAAAGAGATGCGCATGCGTCACTTGCTGAGATTGTCACCTGCGAATATGTGCGCGGCGAAATGGTGCGTGACTATGATCACGATTTTAAAGCGTGGTGGGGTCTAAAGGTGGACGTGAAAAATAAAGTTTTATCATATCCACCAAAAGACCATTACGACGTTTCGATTTTTGCGTACACCGAAAAGCAAGCGTGTGATTTTCTGCTGTTTACTGGCACGCCAAAAGATGGTTCACGGGTTTGGATTTGCGGCGGATATGGGAAGGCCGCATTCTTGCGTGACGCTGAATTGAAAAAGGCAGGTGATGTAGTCGGGACGAATAACTTGACCTATAAGCGTGATAATTACGTCATGCAGATCAAGGATATTATGCAAGCCGATATTGTGGTCAAAATGTTGCGCGGTGAATTGCAAAGCACAACGCCAAAAACGATAGAGCAAAAACTTGCCGAAATAAATTCATTGGACGAATTGAACGGATTTGCAAATAGGTCGCGGGTGTTGGGCGTGAAAATGCCGAAATGGTCACAGAGCGAACGAGAGGCCATTCTAAGGCGCAAATTTGAATTAGAGCATGGTGTAACGCGGAAATAAGCTTCCGCGTCTCTGTGGGGGCTTAGAATGGCTCTAATGCATCGTTTCAAATGGGGATTGATCGATCATGTCGGAAAGCGCGTCGGCGGTCATTTCAAGCAATTCAATGCCGCTGTCATCTGTAATGTTATAAGCATCGAGAATAAGCAAAAACATGGCGGCAATGTCGGCGAAAGATGCATCACGGGGAATTGCGTTAGCAAATTTTTCTTGCTGCTCGCGGGTGACGTAGGAAAGTTTTACATCGTCTGACATGTGGATCACCTTTCTTTGCGTCTGTAAAAATATAATCGCGCCGAAAGCCAAAGAGGTCAAGCTTTCGGCGCGATGTTAGCAAGGGTTTATTCGGGATTGTAAAACCATGCTTTGGGGTTTTCGGGCAATACTAGGTCTGCCCAATACATTGTACCGCCATTTTGTTCGTCTTTTTGTGGGCGAAAATTCATTGAATCTTGAACGCGATGCATTGCTTTATCTAATTCGGCCAAGGTGCTAGTCTGTACTGACCACCCGTCGGACATTTCGCTCAACATGTCGCGCGTTGAATTGACTAGGGATAGGATTTTCCGCAGATCATCTTGCGTCAACTTGGTTTTATTCTTGCGGTCGCTTTGTTTTACTTTTGTCATTGGTTTAGCCTTTCTATTAGATTTTTGGTTTGGGTAGTTCATAAACGGCTCTATGCAATGCGCATTGTGCGTCTATGATTGCATCGAATAGGGCAGAATTACCTTGAGAATTGTTAGCTAATCGCATTAGCATCTTATCAATCTCAATCATTTTTTCCTTGGTTTGGTCTTCGGTCATGGTCATTGGTTTTGCCTTTCTTTATTTTGCTGTGAGTTGTTCGATGTATAAAGCTGCCTTAACTACGTCATAGGCGGTTTGATGCATGCCCATGTCATGCAGATCATGGGCAAGCGTTTGGCGTAGGTATCGCGCATGCTCAATTGCTTGATGTTGCTCTTTGGTTAATTGCTGCAAACCGTTAAGGATGTTTTGTTGTAGCTTGGTCATTGGCCTTTCCCCCTATTGAATACCATCGTTGAAAACTACAGAACGTTGCTCAAAGATTTTGATCATATAATCCGCAATGTACTGGCCGTTATCGTCGCGATACCCGTTTTCATCTTCTATTTGATTGACAGATATTAAGTCCCCATCAATGTAATCGTTATCAATTTCAAACCCGAAATAGTCGTTCAGTTCCCCCCTTGCTTGCTCAATCGTGTCAATATCGTCTCGGATTATATAACCACCTTTTGATATGATGTATTCACCTTGGCCGTGTTTGTCCCACTTGTGAACGTCTATAGCGATACATTCTATTCTGTAAGATTTGTTTGTCATTGTGTTACCTCTTATGATACTACGACGGGATTGCCGTGATCTGTGATTAAGAATAAATGCCCTTCACACTCTTCAATTTCTTCGGGTGACCACATGCGAACGTCGTCGTCCTCTGGATGGCATACATAGACTGCGAAACCTTCGGCAAACGCGACTAGGGCGAATGTCATGTTGTAGGTGTGATGCTCGAAAACGTTTGGGGTTTGGTTTGTCATTGGTTGCACTCCCCTTCAAAATAGTATCCGCCGAATGTTTGGTTGACAAAACCCCATCCGCATTGATCTTGGAAAAACTCTGTCTGTATTAGCACTGGCGCGTTGAATACAAGCAGAAAGAAAGCCATAATTCCAAGCATGTTAAGGAAAAAGCTGAATGCTTGTTTTGTTTGGTGTGTCATTGGATTAGTCCTCTTTACCGATTGTGAAAAACACCTTTGCAGCGTTGTCAAAACCATGTGACGCGATGCAATCTTTGAAATGCGCAAGCGTTATGTTGTGGCCTTTGTTATTGCGCAACGATACCTT